ATTCGCTATATTCGCTATATCAGACACGGTCGTAAGAGGGTTTTTTCTATCATCTAAGACAGCTTGATCTAAAAGTCCAACAAGCTCATTTCCTAGAGACATCATTTGTATAGCAGCATTGCCTTTACTGAAATATTCTTTATCTAACTCACTAAATTCTGTCCAACGTGGGTCTTTAAGCTGATCAACTAAGCTTGCCCCTTCATATTTTTGTTCTATCCAATTTCCTTCCAAATCTCTTGAGTTAACGTACCCTGTTTTATCATCATTTTCTATATAAACCTCACCTCTAGGATCGGTAAATCCATTGCGAGGATCAGGAGCACCAAGAGCCGCTGACTCCGTATTTTCGAATACCCTATAGGTCAAATTATCTACTTCTTCAAGGGCTTTGTTTAAATACGTTGTTCTCCCCGTTTCTTTAGCTAACCTAGCAGCTTCTTCCGCTTTTCTAATATCAAAATAAGTTTTAGCGTAGTCATCTGCTCCTCTACCCATTCGACTAGCAACAACAAGATTTGCAATTTCGTCTAAGCCAAAAGTGTTTCTTTCTGTAGGATCGCCATAAAGAGCATAAGCGTCTGCTCTAGCTTCTTTTCTTTGATTAGCTAATATATCTTGTAAAGTTAAAGCACCTTCCTCATCGGCCTCCGCAAGTCCTCCGATACTTTCTAGGTACTCTTCTTTGCTCAGTTTCTCAGGTTCATCTTTAAACAGCCCCATAATGCCCTCAGTAACTAAAGGCATAAAAGGAGCGATAGTTTCTACAGCGGTAGGTTCAGGCTCTCTTTGTCGAGGGTTAAATCGGGGAGTAGGAAAGCTTATTCGTGAAGCAGGCATTTGTACAGCAGTAATTCCACCGCTACCTTCCGGACCACCAAAAGTTGGAAAAGGAGTATAAGCCATGCTAATCCTCTAAATCAGAATAATCATAAGCTGCTGGAATTCCAAACCCTCCTCCAGGAGGAGGACTTACAGGACCATAAACGGGTGGGTTAGGTGTGTTGAATTGCGGTTGCGTTACTTGTGGTTGCATCATACCAGGACCAATCGGCCCTTGTGGTGAATAGTTAACGTTTCCTGTAGGACTGCCGCCTGCATATCCAAAACCCCCTGCCATTGGTCCAAGAGAGGCTGTCAACGCTCCAACATTTTGTAATGTTTGCATAGGTAAGTTGTACTGACCAGTAAAGTTTTGATAGTTTAAGTCCATTAGAGACTGAGCTCTACCTCTACCTAGTCCCCCCATGCCCATTTGTGACTGGATATCAGCTTGCTGTAATTGTTGTAAAGCAGGAGCCATAGTGCCATAGGCGCCTCCTAACCCTGCTAAACCTTGACCGCCTCCTAACCCCATTCCGTAGATGTTTTGTCCTAGTTGTTGCTGTAAACTCGATAACCCTCCAAGTCTTCCCATTCTAGACTCAAAAGCTTGTTGTGCTCTATTAGCTGCGTCTTGATAACCAGCCCCACGGATAGCTCCTATTTGTTCTGCAGCTCCTCGGGCGGTATTTTCTGCTAATTCATCTCGCCTCATTCTTGACCTAGAACCACCGAAAGCGCCTGCACTAACTGCTTCGTCTCTAAGGGCCATATCACCTTTCGATAATCCTTCTCTAACATCTTTTAGTGTTTGTTGAACTACGTCTTCTTCAAAAGGATTATAAAAACTTCCTATACCTCTAGGGTCAAATCCTGCAGTAGAACCGTATCCTGTTGCTTCGGACCTACCTAATAAATTTTGTCCTAACCGCTGTCCAGTTCTAACGCTTCTACCAGCCTCATCTAATAACCGTGCCTGTTGGCCCAGATAAGGTCTATAACTACCAATCGCCCGATCAGCAAGCTGCATAGCGTATTGCTCTCTTGGGTCAAAATCTGCAACTCGTTGGCCTGTGTAAGTGAACGGACTAGAATCTGCTTCCCCGTAGTTTTCAAATTGTTGCCTAAGAAACTGTTGTGCAAAAGGAAATATATCCTTCTGCAAAAACTGTCCTATATAGGGGGCGGGGGCTTGACTGGAATATTCTTGGTCTTCTCTACTAGCCATATCGCTTATTTCCCATTTCGTTAAAAGCGTTTAATCGTGCTATCCCTTGTGCATGGCTTCCGTCGCCTGCTGCATCAACCGCTGCTTTAGAAAGCATATACTCGCCATTACTCGCCATAACAGGTATTAGATCATCTTTTGAACCTCCTGGGCCGTACATAGCGCCTCCAGAAGGCATAAACATTGGTCTTTTTAAGACCGAACCTCCGTCAGCAAAAGAAACGGAAGACCCACCAACAGGTTTTATATCTAACGCTGCTCTTCTTCTGTTTGCATTTCCAGGAAGTGTTTGAGTTTTAACCATGCTTCCCCTCGGTTCTTCATCATCACCAAGAAGTCTATTGAAAATAGAAGTGCCTATACTACCTAAACCACTATAGATTGCATCCTGAACCATAGGGTCTTGCTCACTTATCCAATCTTGCACATTAAATAGTGTGTTTTGTAATGGAGAAGCTTCTAACTCAGGATCATGGAAAAGACTTGGGGTGGGAGTTACTTGAGACTCCTCTTCAAAACGTGCCATTGACTCTTCAAATAAATCAGCAGGGTCGGGTTGTTCCATTTCCGTAAAATCTACATTAAGAACACCTGAAGTTATTTCAGGTCTATCTTTTAGTGATAAAAGCCCACCGGTAGCCCTGTTTAAATACCCCCCTAAATACATCCCTACTATTCCTTGTTCATTTAAGGTGTTAGGATCTATTCCTGCTTCAGCTAACGCTTGTAAAATATACTCTGCTTCTTCTGAAGATTCAGGTTCAATCATGTCCTCTACGCTAAATTCCCCAAAGTCTTGGACTTGACTTCCTTCGACAGGGGTTACTTCCATGACAGGGCCAGCAGTTACTGAAGGCGTGGTTCCTGGAGGAATTACTGGTTTCTGCTCCGGAGGAGGACTAATTTTATCACTTATAGCTTTGCTGGCTACATTAGCAGCAACAGTAGCAAGGATCGTTCCTAGGATTCCCATTTATTAACACCAACCATTGTTTCTCCAGCGTGTTTACACGTATTTGCGAGTTAGAGTTAACTTCGTAACTGCAGCACAATGGCTGATTTATGATTATATATCAAAAAGTGTATACCTTTAAAGGTTTTTCTTTTCCCTTCACATACATTGGCTCAAGTTGCCTTAGCTGATATCCGCACAAACTTTCAGTGCTTTCTCCGATCAATATATCGGTCCCTGCTTCTTTTGTCCCACTTTCTAAGCGAGCTGCTGTGTTGACTGCATCACCAATCGCAGTATAATCAAATCTTGTATCGCTTCCCATATTGCCAATCACCGCTTCTCCTGTATTTACACCAATACCTATGGCAATAGGAGGCAACCCTTTAGCTTGTAGTTCTATATTTAAATCAACCATGTTTTGCCAAATGTCTTTAGCACAGGTTACTGCTATATTGGGATGATTTACTAGGTCTATTGGTGCATTGAATATTGCCATCATTGCGTCTCCAATATACTTGTCGACCATACCTCCGTGCTTTTGCACAGCTGCCTGTTGTGCAGTAAGAGCTCTATTCATGATATAAGTCACTTGTTCAGGCGGTAAGCTTTCTGACATAGAAGTAAATCCTCTAACATCAGTGAACAAGAAAGTAGCCGTTTTCTTTTCTCCCCCTAGTTTTAATAAATCAGGGTTATCCTGCAAACGTTTTACCTGTCTAGGGTCTAGGTAGTGCTCAAACTGTTTCTTTATCTGCTGCCGTAGTAAGTACTGTTCCCTAAAGTTAAACCAGAACTGTTCCCCGGATAATAACAACAACGACACCCCAGACCACGTTACATCAATTAATTGATTATTACGAATAAAATATAAGCCCAATAGCACCAAACCACTCAACATCCCACCCACAAAAACAGCTGACCAAACTACGCTACACCTACGGAGAACTAAAACAGTAGTAATACAAAGAGATAGTAGAATTAATAGTTCATACAATAACCGGTTCGCAGGAATACTAGGG